CACCTGAGTGGAAAAATTCTCAGGTACAAGAAAAATCACAAAAAATTACCACACAAAAAACTGGCTTGGTTGAGATTGAGCAGGAGTTAAACAAAGTAACTACTGAAATGAAATCTATTACGGATATCATTACACACATTAGTGAACACAGTGGTGAAATTATTAAACACACTTCTACTATATCGGCAATAAGCAATTATATCACTAAATTAAACAATGAGATAGATGAGTTGACCAACAAACAGACTGGTACGGAAGGCGGCGACCAGAAGTTAATTGAGTTGAATGCCGCATTGATTGAGTATAAGACAAACTATGAAAGTGTTTTGATAGAAAAACATTACCATGAATTTGCAGGTAGTTTATTGAAAGATGGTGGCATTAAGACACGGATCATTAAACAATACTTACCAATTATGAATAAGTTGATTAACAAGTACTTGTCTGCAATGGACTTCTTTGTTAACTTCAACATTAATGAAAACTTTGAAGAAACAATTAAGAGTAGGCACCGTGATGAATTCTCTTATGCCAATTTCTCCGAAGGTGAGAAAATGCGTATTGACTTGGCCTTATTGTTTACTTGGCGTCAGATTGCCAAACTAAAGAATAGTACCAATACTAATTTGTTGATACTAGATGAGGTGTTCGATTCTAGCCTTGATACAGTAGGCACAGAAGAATTCCTAAAGTTGATACATGAAATGGGAACAGACACAAATGTGTTTGTTATTTCCCACAAAGGAGACCAACTGTTCGACAAGTTCCGTTCGGTCATTAAGTTTGAGAAAAAAGGAAACTTTTCAAGGATTGCAAAATGAGTACAGAAGATATTATTTTATATAACACAGAAGAAACGATTAAGGTTGCACCAGCAACTGAAACGGTTGAAACATTTGATTTGGTGGCACCAGACCATCCATCTCTCTACAAAGTTTTACCTGAATTTAATTTTGAAAATGTACCAATCAATCCAAATAGTTTTGCATCCACTTTGGTTGAAACTTGTAAGAAGTATAATGGTATTGGTCTTTCAGCCAATCAATGTGGTTTTGAATACCGTGTATTTGTTATGGGCTCAGGTGAAGAATATGTGGCATATTTCAATCCAAAAATTATTTCATCAAAAGGTGAAACACACATGGAAGAAGGTTGCCTTTCTTTCCCTTTCCTAAATTTGAGAATCACCAGGCCTGCCGAAGTGGAAGTAGAATATCAAGATTTCACAGGTGTGAAACGGAACAAAACATTTACTGGTATAACTGCTCGTTGTTTTCTCCATGAGCTTGACCACATGAACGGAATAGTGTATACTAGTAGAGTGAAACCACTGGCGTTACAATTTGGTTTGAAGAAACTAGATAAGATTAGACGCAAGTATTTTAATCCTAAAAATATGAAATTAATTAAAGCAGGATCGATAGAACAACGATGATTATACTTATTGGCCATGGTTATATTGGTAAAGCGATAAAAAAAGAATTAGAACAACAAAGTTTAGAACACACGTGGATTAGACACAGTGATTCTATTCCCCACGGCAAACAAGCAATTATTAATGCTACTGGGTTTACAGGTGTACCTAATGTAGATGCTTGCGAGATTTACAAACAAGAAACAATTGATGGCAATGTATTGTATCCTTTGTTCTTAGAGCAGTCAGAGAAATGTCCTATTGTACATATCTCTAGTGGTTGCGTATATACAGGATATGAAAAACATTATAGTGAAACTGATGAACCTAATTTCAATTTTAACAATGGTAGTTTCTATAGTGGAAGTAAAGCATTAGAACAAAAACTATTAGAACCCTATATGAATAAGAGTTATCTGTTGCGTATTCGTATGCCGTTTAGTGATGACCACGATCCTAAGAATCTATTCAGCAAATTGGCACGTTATGAAAAATTGATTGACTATGAAAATAGTTTGAGTTATGTTCCTGATGTAGCTAAAGTTGCAGTAGAGTTTGCAAACAACCATAAGACAATACCTAAAGGGTTGTATAATGTTTGTAATCCAGGATCAACTACTACTAAGCATTTATCAGATAGACTAGGATTCAACAAAGAGTGGTTTACTAAAGAAGAATTCAAACAAGCAGTGGTTGCACCTCGGAGTAATTGTGTATTAAGCACAGACAAGTTACAAAGTGTGTTTCCTATCCAACCTCTTGAAGTCGCACTAGATAATTGCATCCCTAAAATAATGAAACAGTTACAAGTAAGAAATTAATGGCAACACCTATAGATTATGTTGATGCTCAATGGGATGTGTGGTCGAGAACCAATGATGCATCCAGATTTGAACATATTGACACCGAGTTATTAAAAGAAACTCTCATTCAAAATTTGACATATGCATCCAAAATGGATGTGCGTGAGTATACCTTATATCAGAAATGGTGTGAGGTACAGGAGAAGTATCCAACACGTACAATTACCACACTGTTTGGTGATGATAAACAGTTGATTGATATAACACAAAAGAATTTGGTTGAGAAGGTTAAAAAGAATTTCTGGATGCCAGAAGGTCCAGATGACTATGAAAAATTACGTCCTATATTACAGCTATCAAATGGTGCTGGTGCGGAAACTTGGAATACTGTCCGTACATTTTCATCTACAATGAAAAACAATAGTAACATTGGCCGCAATCTGTTTTACACCGTAATTGATGGTCAATCAGGAAAATACCTTGGTGTTATTTGTATATCGTCCGACTTTTTGGATTTGACTCCAAGAGATTCTGCAATTGGTTGGGCAAGAGATGTTAAGACACAACAAGGAATGATTAATCACACGGCCATAGGTTCAACAATTGTACCACTGCAGCCGTTAGGATTTAATTATATGGGTGGTAAATTGTTAGCATTATTGTGTCTATCTGATACAGTACAAAATGATTGGAAGGTTCGTTATGGAGATACACTGGTTGGCGTCACTACAACCTCTTTATATGGTAATACCAAGTCTAATGGTCTATCTCAATATGATGGCCTGGAACATTGGAATAAAATGGGATTCTCTAGTGGCTCGGTTGCTTTCGAACCCACTAGGAAGACTATGAAGATGATCTTTGATTGGATCAAAGAAAATCATACTCGTAAATATTTCGAATGGTGGGAAGCCAAGAATCAAAATGGTTTGCCACTTAAACGTGACCATAAGAATCGGTCACTAAACTTTGCATATTCTAAATTAGGAATACCAAAAGAATTGATTCGCACTGAGCATCAGAGAGGTATTTATTTTTCACCTCTCTACAATAACACCAATGAATTTCTCAGGAAAGAAATTGGTGATAAAGAACTGGTCAAATCATTTGATACCAGTACTGAAACTTTGGCAAACATTTGGAAAACCAAATATGCCAAAGGACGTATATCAATGTTGAAGAAAAAGAACAATGTATCTTATGAATCATTGTTCTATGATGACTTGATATACCTGTCTTGGGAAGAAACCAAGGCAAAATATCTACCACAAGTTGGCAGATAAAAACATATACCACAAAATATGTTGACACACACACTAAGTAATAGTATAATGTGAATACTTGCAGAACGCAAGAACTTTGTTTAACTTTGTCATTAGGAGATTTATCTTGACTAAACTATCCGCAAAAACCCGTATCCTTAATTTCTTGAACAAGAAAGAGGGATATAACACACTTTCGACCGCACAGGCTCGTGCTCGTTTTGGCATCCAAAACGTTGCCGCACGTATTGATGAACTTCGCCAAGAAGGTCATGTAATTTACACCAACACCAAATCCCGTGGTGATGGTAGCAAAGTTGCCGTGTATCGTGTTGGCACACCAACCAAATCTATGGTTCGTGCTGCTATCAAAGCTGGTTACAGCTTCACTGCCTAATTAGGTGAATTGTGGGGAGACCACTTCTAGTGGTACTCCCCTTTTTTTTATTTTTGGAGAGTAAATGGAAATTTCAATTAAAAAAGAGGAACTTCAAAAGAAAAGTATTTTTGTTGCGACACCAATGTATGGCGGCATGAATCATGGACTGTATGCGAAAGCTTGTCTTGATTTACAAGCTGTTTGTATGCAGTATGGTGTGAGCGTGAAATTTTCATATCTTTTCAATGAGTCCTTAATCACTAGAGCAAGAAATTATCTCGTAGATGAATTTCTAAATCGTTCAGATTGTACACACATGTTGTTCATTGACGCTGACATTCATTTTGATCCTAAAGATGTTATTGCACTTCTGGCTTTGGATAAAGATGTTATTGGTGGCCCTTATCCTAAGAAAGCCATTAAATGGTCTTCTGTTAAGAAAGCTATGACTAAAAATCCAGATATGGATGCTGGAAACTTGGACAAAGTTACAGGCGATTATGTATTTAATCCTGTACGTGGTACTGATAAGTTCTCTGTTTCTGAACCACTTGAGGTTATGGAAATCGGAACTGGTTTTATGATGGTTAAACGTGAAGTGTTTCCTAAATTTGCGGAAGCATTCCCACAGTTGCGTTACAAACCAGATCATGTTGGTCAAGCTCACTTTGACGGTTCACGTTATATCCATGCATACTTTGATACAATGATCGACACCGTAGATTCTGCAACAGGTGGTGGTTCTGACCGTTACCTATCAGAAGATTATATGTTCTGTCAGCTGTGGCGCAAGACAGGTGGTTCGATTTGGTTGTGCCCTTGGATGCGTTTGGATCACATTGGAACATATCACTTCAAGGGAGATATGCCTGCCGTAGCAAACTTTGTTGGAGAAATGTGATGATTGTCGGCCTCGTAGGTTTCATTGGTTCGGGTAAAGGTACCGCTGGTGACATTTTAAAAGATGTTGGTTTTAAACAACTTAGTTTTGCCGGTGGTGTCAAAGACATTGCAGCAGTTATGTTTGATTGGCCAAGAGAGTACCTAGAGGGCGACACAAGCACATCCAGAGAGTGGCGGGAACAACCAGATAAATTCTGGTCTAAAAAATTTGGTAAGGATTTTACACCACGATTAGCCCTACAGTTACTTGGTACTGAGGTTGGTCGTGGTATTTTCCATGAAAATTTTTGGGTTGATAGGTTAGAAAGACTTATTGATAGAGAGAAAAATTATGTCATCACTGATGTACGATTCCAAAATGAAATTGATTTTGTGCATAAGAACAGTGGTGTTATGATTGAAGTCCAGCGTGGTATTACACCACACTGGTATGAAATTGCATCACAAGCAAATAGAGGTTCACATAAAGCCGAAAGTTTTATGTATGAAAATGGTCCACATGAATCTGAATGGAGATGGATAGGTGGTCATATTGACCACACCATCGACAATGATGGTACTGTGGAAGACTTGAAAAATAATTTAATGAAGTGCTTGACTCGTTCTTACGGATCGAATACAATAAGTGAATTGACTGAAGGAGTATCGTAATGAAATTATCGAATGAGACCTTAACGGTTCTTAAAAACTTTGCCAACATTAATCCTGGCATTGAGTTTAAGACTGGTAAGAAATTGACAACCATTTCTGCAACCAAGACTGTCTTGGCAAAAGCCGGAATTAAAGATGACTTTCCACAAGACTTTTGTATCTATGATTTGAACCAATTTTTGTCGGTTCAATCCTTGTACAAAGACGGTGAAATTGATTTCGATAACGAACATGTTATCTTCAAGGTTGGTCGTAAGAAACTAAACTATCGCAAGACTGCAAAGAGCATGATTGTAACTCCACCAGATAAAGATTTAACTCTTCCTTCTATAGATGTTTCTTTCACACTGAAAGAAGATGAATTGGCTTCTGTTCTTAAAACAGCAAGCATTCTACAATCACCAAATATTGCCATCACATCTGATGGTGAAAAGATTTACATTACAACTTGTGATTCGAAAGACAATTCTGCACATACCGATTCAACAGAAATTGCTGATGGTAATGGCAAAAAGTTTAAGGCATTATTTTTAACTGAAAACTTTAAGATGATCGCCGGTACCTATGAGGTACAAATTTCTTCAAAAGGTCTATCCTATTTTAGAAATTCAAAAGAAGATATGCAATACTGGATTGCTATCGAAGCTAAAGAATCTGACCTAACTTTTGGAGAATAATATGATTTGGATTACAGAATCAGCAAGCGGCAACAAGATTGCCGTTAATCCCACATACATTGTGGCCGTGTTCACCATTTCCGAAGGTGACTAAAAAGGTAAAACAGCAATCAATTTAACCAATGGTAATGTTGTTGTTGATGAATCCGATTATGATGTTATCGGAATGATCGTTGCAAAATGACTAAAGTAAATACACTATTCGGTTCTTTTGATGATGAAGCATTGAAGAAACTCAAAGGTTATGTGGATGAAGCGGTTCACCACATGCACAAGAATGATTCTAACAATGCTGCAATCAAAGACATTATTGACCTTGCATATGATGAGTTAAAGATTCCTAAAAAGATTCTTAAACGCATGGCAAAAACCCAACACAAAAATTCATTCCAGACTGAGGTTGCAGAGTCTAAAGAATTTGAAGCACTATATGAAAGTATGGTTGAGGTTAAGTGATGCAACAGTTGGAGATTCAATTCTTTTATCCATTGACGGATCAAAAAACATTGGATTTAGATTTCTCTCCAAGTGAACAATGGATTGCAGAATGGCGAAAGATTCAATGGCAACCCATCAATGTGATGAGCCCTTTATTGATTGGTAGTGGCGGCACTGGCCTTACTATATCATCGTCATCACCAACGGCAAGTTCTTTTGTTATAAGACCACCTTCTGTGAAAAATGTTGGTAAGTGGGAAATTACAGATTCTATGTTTGTGTATAGACCCACTAAGCCAAATGCAGTCGTAAGATTTTTTGCCAAGTTACTGCTTGGCTTTAAATGGCATGACGAAATTTAATTATATTATGGAGTATTTGAATGTCACACATTTTATGGGTCGAGAAGTATCGTCCTAAGACCATTGAAGATTGTATTCTTCCTGATGGTATCAAGTCAACATTTCAGGAGTATGTAAACCGTAAAGAGATTCCGAATCTCTTGTTGGCGGGTTCTGCTGGTGTCGGTAAAACTACAATTGCAAAGGCTCTCTGTGAAGAAGTCGGTTGTGATTATATTATGATTAACGGTTCAGATGAATCGGGTATCGATGTTCTACGGAACAAAATCAAAAACTACGCATCATCCATGTCCTTGTCAGGCGGCCGCAAGGTTGTCATCATTGACGAAGCGGACTATCTAAATCCAAATTCAACTCAACCTGCCATGCGTGGTGCGATTGAGGAGTTTGCATCCAACTGTTCTTTCATCTTCACATGTAACTTTAAGAACAGAATCATTGATCCAATCCATTCTCGTTGTACTGTTGTTGACTTCAAAATCAATGGCAGTAAACAAAAGATGGCTGCGGCTTTCTTTAAACGTGCTGAGTGGATTCTGGAACAAGAAGGTATAACCTACGACAAAGCCGTGGTCGCTGCCGTTATCACCAAACACTTTCCTGACAACCGCCGTGTTCTTAATGAATTGCAGCGTTACAGTGTTAGTGGTACAATCGACAAAGGCATTCTTGCATCGGTTTCTGATGTGCAGATGAATGAGCTGGTGTCTTCTATTATGAACAAGGACTTTGCTTCTTGTCGAAAATGGGTTACAAACAACCTCGACAATGACGTTACCAGAATATTTAGAAACATCTATGATTCATTGTATGACAAATTAAAACCAAACTCTGTACCACAAATGGTTCTGATATTGGCCAAGTATCAATATCAATCGGCCTTTGTTGCAGACCATGAAATCAATTTGATTGCTTGTTTGACGGAACTTATGGTTGAATGTGAATTCAAATGAGTCCGTTCGACTATGCTGATTTCATCCTAAGAAAAAAGACACCAGAAGGTGACTTAGATTTCAAGGATTATGCTCCATTTCTAATCAACAGGTCTTTATCTAATCACCTGGATTGCGTGTTGTTTGTTAACGAAATCAACATGTGGCCTGGTCTGGACAAGGACATGCAATACCAGTATCTTCTAAATAGTATCAGGCCCATGAAACGGAAGTTTGTTCCGTGGCAAAAAGCCGATTCTGATAGGGATATTGAGTGTGTGAAAATCTATTTTGGTTATTCAAACGCCAAGGCTAAAGAAGCCCTTCGTATTCTTACTGATGAACAAATCGCTGATATAAAAACAAAAATAGATACAGGCGGAGTGAAGAATAATGATAGACGTTAAAGACCTAGTTGAAGTGATATTGGATGAAAAAGATGATTTTTTAAAAGTCCGTGAGACATTGACACGGATCGGTGTTGCGTCCAAGAAGGACAAGACACTATATCAATCTTGCCACATACTCCACAAACGTGGTCAATACTATGTGGTACATTTCAAAGAGTTGTTTGCCCTAGATGGTAAACCAACCGACATTACCGAAAATGACCTATCACGTAGGAATGCTATTGCAAACCTATTGGAAGATTGGGGTCTAGTAAAAATTGTCAACAAGAAACAGACCGAGGTACCTGCACCTATCTTTCTTTCACAGGTAAAGATTCTTTCTCATAAAGAGAAGAATGAGTGGCAATTAACTCCAAAGTACAATATTGGTAAAAAACCACAACCGGCTTGACAACCTGTATAAATAATACTATAATAATGGTGCCGTGCTCTTTGAGGCGGCAATTTTTTAATCTTGCTTTTTAAGGAGAAAACTATGACAGGATTACTGTTTCCAAAATTCGACCAACTGTACCCAAACATGATTGGTCTAGACCAGATTACCGATATGTTGCAAGCTGCAACCAAAGATATTGCGAAATCTGTACCAACTTATCCCCCATACAATATCAAACAAATCAAAGACAACAAGTTCGTTATCGAAATGGCTGTTGCTGGATTTGGAAAATCTGATATTGAAATTACCATGGAAGGTAATAAGTTGGCCATCAAAGGTGCCTCTAAAGAGGATGACAACCAGGATTATCTATACAAAGGTATTGCCAACCGTGCTTTTGAACGCACCTTCACACTGAAGGATACGATTGAAATTAAGAATGCTGAATTGGTTAATGGTATGCTTAAGGTGTGGTTGGAAAATATGGTGAAGGCACAAGACGCCATCAAGAAAATTTCCATTCAGACAAAGGAAGACTAATGTTTAAAAAACTATTTTCAAGTATATTGGAAGCCATAGAGGCTATCAAGAAACACAGGTCAGACCGTACCTTAAAAGGTAGATAACCATAAAGGGTCTTGACAGACCCTTTTTTTTGTTGTATAATGGTGTCATTATGAAAACTGTTAAAACTTCCATTCGCAAATTACGCAACCGCTTGAACCCAAGTGAAATCTATTTTACTCAATCCGATTGGGACCCCAAAGAGATTGATGGTGTACTGTTTCTGCCTGTGGCGGAACAGATACCGATTCCTAGAGGCCGCATGTTAAAGTGGATGCGGAAAGATTCTTTGGAATATGTTAAATAACGCCCGTATAGCTTAATGGTAAAGCAGGAAACTCATAATTTCTTGAGTGGTGGTTCGATCCCATCTGCGGGCACCAATTGAAAGTGATATGTGAAACAAAAATTTCGTGATGCATATATGAAGGTGGCAGAAACTTTTGCAGAATTGTCTTCCGCCAGACGCCTTCATGTTGGTGCAATTGTAGTGAAGGACGATAGAATTATATCTATTGGATACAATGGTATGCCTTCTGGTTGGGATAATAATTGTGAAGATGTAGAATGGTGCAATGCTGGTGGATGGTTGAGTACTGAAGAAATTGTAGAAGGTTGGCCATACGAAGGCGCATATCTAGATGCAGATGGCAATGAAATGCAAAACCGTTACAGACTAAAAACAAAACCGGAGGTTCTTCATGCGGAAACTAATGCAATCGCTAAGCTGGCAAGATCGAATGAATCTGGCCTTGGGGCTCATCTCTTTGTTACTCATGCACCTTGTTTGGACTGTGCCAAGCTTGTTTACCAATCTGGTATCAGTAACGTTTATTATCGCAATAGTTATCGTATCCAAGATGGCTTACAGTTCTTGGATAAAGCAGGAGTGAAAGTGGAAAAGATGTGAATCTCTAAATAAGCCTGGGACACTATTGTCCAAAGGAGTTCCCATGCGTGTTAAGGTAGTGAATTGTCCAGACAAAGACTTCAAGCCTTTTGTAGAAAGAGCTGCCCAATTCTACGCCAAAGAACTTGTGCCTAACACCAGAATACGAAACAACTGTTTTACAGAAATAAAATTTGATGAATCCATACAAGAATATGGGTTCGCAAGTGTTGAAGAATATAATACAAGAAACCAGCCAAGACAGTTTTTGATAGAGATTCATCCAGGCATTGGGTCCAGAAGAATACTAGAAACACTGGCTCATGAAATGGTTCATGTCAAACAGTACATTCAAAATGAAACCAACGATCAGCTGACCAAATGGCGAGGTAAAAGGATCAACTCTGACAAAGTGGACTATTGGGTGCAACCATGGGAAATAGATGCATATGGCCGTGAGACTGGACTACTAACAAAGTTTGCCATTTCAGAACATCTTTGGGAAATATTTGACGATTTTGTTAACCCTGGAGAACCAATAGTTAAACAACCAATTAAATGGAAAAAATAAAATATGTCACACCCAACACAACAAGAATTTGTAAAAAAGTTATCAACAGATTTTCCACAGAACTTCAATAACATAAAAATGTTAGAAGTGGGTAGTTTAAATATCAACGGTACCATGAAGATACATTTTAATGAATGTGAGTATGTTGGTGTTGACGTTGATGCAGGAAAAGATGTTGACTTAGTTTGTGAAGGTCAGTTTGTCGACCATGCAGATGGCACATATGACACCACAGGTTCTTGTAATTGTTTTGAACACAATCCACATTGGATAGAAACATTTCAAAACATGTATCGTATGACTAAAAAAGATGGATTGGTTTTTATTGTAGTACCAACAACAGGTTATCCTGAACATGGTACATCAAAACAACATCCAAATGATAGTCCTTTAACAATTGCAAAAGGTTGGGAATATTACAGTAATCTTACAGAAGAAGATTTTCGTAAAAATTTTGATATGGATAGTATGTTTCATACCTACAAGTTTGAAACAAATAAGACTCCCGAATTATTTTTTTACGGATTTAAAAAATAATTTAAAAAAACCGCTCGCCAAGGCTCAAATTTTACTATATAATACAAACATATTTAATTTTTAGAAAGAAAAAAGTGTCTCTCATATCCCATAAGCCCTTTACGTTACAACTAGAGTATCGCACAATGAATTGCGCCGATAACTCATGGGCGATTACAACCGGGTTTTGTGTAGATGAGGGATGGGACGGATAAAAAAGTTCTAAAAAAGACTCCAAACACAAGACCCTAGACCTAAAAAATCTAGGGTTTTTTGTTTGTTGTTTCAATACAACACAGTGGTTGCCAGGTCATCGAATCTGTCATATAATACACAATGTTCTTTAAAAATTTGTTGTAGTTTATTCCCGAATGGTGTAGTGGTAGCACAGGAGCCTTTGAAGTTCTTAGTATAAGTTCGATTCTTATTTCGGGTGCCATATTCAAACACATTATAGTGACGCATGAGCAGGTCACCAACTTCCGCTGGTTACGACAATCGTAAGTGAGTGAAGATAGTGTGTTTGAATATGGAAGATAATGCAGGTGGGATGGTCCGCCGACTAGCCTTGAAAACTAGGTTCTCTCAAAAAGGGATGGGGTTCGACTCCTCTGTCTTCCGCCAAATTTTAACTGGGTATATGATAGTGGCAGTCGCCGAGGTTTGGAACCTTGTAGTGCAAGTTCGATTCTTGCTACTCAGACCAAAAACGGAGAGTGGGCAGGATGGTAATGCAGCGGATTGCTAATCCGTAGGCTCATGAAAGTGGGCCACAGGGTTCGACTCCCTGACTCTCCACCAATGCCAGCGAGACTTGGTAGTCAGAGAGGTCTTATACACCTTTTAGCGCCAGATTAGCGTTCTTGATAGGGTTCGATTCCCTACGCTGGTACCAAATTTTATGTTGGTGTGACCCGAATGGCTAGGGAGCAGATTGCAAATCTGTTATATGCAGGTTCAAATCCTGTCACCAACTCCAAACATGTTGTAGAAATACAACAGTGCTGGTTGACAAAAGATGTGGTTGTGTTATACTTCATACATGAATTGAGAAATCAATCAAACGTTCTTTAAAAATTTGTTGTAGTTAATTGCACCTATCGTCTATCGGTTAGGACGCTGCCCTTTCAAGGCGGAAAGAGGAGTTCGATTCTCCTTAGGTGTACCATTTGTTTTGCTGATGTAAGCCATGGGCTAGATCAGGCCTGAGTAACTATGTATAGAAACGGTAATTGCTGCAGCTAATTCCGTTGAGCATAGCAAACAGTGCGTCAGCAAAACAAATGGTAGTTTATGGGGGTATAACTTAACGGCGAAAGTACCTGGCTTTTAACCAGATAATCAGAGTTCGATTCTCTGTACCCCTACCATAAAATTTTGGAGATACGGCACAGATGGTGAGGTGCGGCAGACTGTAAATCTGTTCTTTCGGGTGAATTGGTTCGAATCCATTTATCTCCACCAAATCCCGTTACCACTTCCGTTAAAGTGGCGTTTGATTAGCGATAGAGATCCGGTGGCAGAAAACCGTAAGCGTGAGGATGGAAACTACCCTTGCTGACTCTGATAGGCAGAATCTCACTGCACACAGACTCCGAATAAATGAGATGGACAGAGTAACTGCTCAATTAAGGGCTGGCGTGGAACCCAGTAGCTTATCCTAATTTGGTCTCAAAGTGTTCACGGACGCACGTATGCCTGTCACGCATAAAGAAGGGGATCGTTACCCCTTGGGACCGCCAAGTTTATTCCGCAGTAGCTCAGTCGGTAGAGTAGATGACTGTTAATCATTTGGTCGGTGGTTCGAGCCCACCCTGTGGAGCCAATTTTTTCCCGTGTGTAGCTCAGCTAGGTAGAGCTCTTGGTTTGGGACCAAGTGGTCGCATGTTCGAATCGTGTCACACGGACCAATTTCGCCTTTGTTGACGGCGTATAATAGGATAAGTTGTCAACAACAAATTTTGGGCTGGTAGTGATAATGGGAGCACAGGGGCTTTGCAAGCCTTTAGTCGGAGTTCGATCCTCCGCCGGTCCACCAAATTCGGTTCAGTAGCACAGTGGTAGTGCAACTCCTTCATACGGAGTAGGTCGTTGGCTCGTATCCAACCTGAACCACCAGTATGGGTCTTTAACTCAGTGAACAGAGTACTTGGCTACGAACCAAGAAGTCGTAGGTTTGAATCCTACAAGACCCTCCAAGCCGTTCCGCTTTGTTAGCGGATACTGTGACCCGCAGGATAGAAGTGAGGTGACTCTCAAGGGTGGTAGTCTTTTTACCGAAAGGCCGCTGGCAGTGCGATAACGGTCCTGGTCGGGAAGCGGGTGGAAGGTGTGTGTTACAAGGCGTTGAACCAAACGGGGAGCCATAGTAACAACGGTGCGAGTTGTGCCACACTAAATTACCGCCGCAGGACGCAGAGCATTTTTCCCGGATAGTTAAATGGTATAACGGAGGCTTGATAAGCCTTTATCACAAGTTCGATTCTTGTTCTGGGAACCAAATTTTTTCTCGTTGGTGTAATGGTAGCACAAGAAACTCCAAATCTCTTGGCGGGAGTTCGATTCTCTCACGGGAAGCCAATTTTTATAAAGGTGATTGATATGAAAAAGTTCGACATAGAAGAAGTCAAAACATTCCTTGCAAAACAAGGACAAGACACTAAAGTGTATCTTGGTGCTGACTCTGAAAGAATTAGAGTTAACGGTGTATGGTATGCTGATTATGCTTTGGCTGTCGTAGTTCATATTGATGGCCGTCATGGTTGTAAGATATTTGGCTATGTAGATAGAGAAATGGATTATGACCACAAGAAAAGTAAACCTGCTATGCGTCTGATGACAGAAGTATATAAGGTTTCAGAATTGTTTCAAAACTTGGCTGAAGTATTAGAAGATTTTCATGTTGAAGTTCATTTGGACTTAAACAAATCTGATGAATTCGGAAGTTCATGTGTTGTGCAACAAGCAATTGGTTATATCAAAGGTACATGTAACATGACACCAATGGTAAAACCAGATGCACCTGCTGCTAGTTTCTGTGCCGATAGATTGAAAAGAATCTTGGCCGAACAAGAAGCAGTGCATGTCTAACAGACCTCCAAAGTAATTAAGTTTACTTTGGGCAGTGCTTAGTGTAGTGGTCTGCACCTCTCGCTGTGACCGAGATAGTATGAGTTCGATCCTCATAGTGCTGCCCAAAGTAAATTTGCCTTGTTAACTCAGCGGTAGAGTGTCTCCCTTACAAGGAGAAGGTCGGCGGTTCGATCCCGTCACAAGGTACCAACATGCTGCTTTAGCTGATGTGGTCATAGCGCTGGTCTGAAGAATCAGTGAAAGAGGTTCGATTCCTCTAGGCAGCACCAATTATTATACCCAAGTGACGAAATTGGCAAACGTATCTCTCTCAAAAGGAGAATTTTGTGGGTTCGAATCCCATCTTGGGTACCATGCTCTCATAGTATAATGGCATTACACATCCTTGGTAAGGATGAAAACCAAGTTCAATTCTTGGTGGGAGCACCAATATTTTTTATTTCATCCAGTACAAAAAGCTGTTGCCTTGTTTCAAAGGATGGTGTAAAATCATTGCTGTTGGTGAATGATTTTGTTTCTTGATATGATTCCAATTTATTGGCCATATCGTATAAATCTTTAACATAATTTTTTTCCATAGAAGTATTTATTGCCCCGGTGACGGAATTGGTATACGTGTTGGTCTTAGAAACCAAATTTTAGGAGTTCGAGTCTCCTCTGGGGCACCAAATTTCTGGCGTTAGTATAATGGATAATACAGTAGGCTTCTACCCTTCTAATGGGAGTTCGATTCTCTCACGCCGGACCAAATTGCGAGTATGGGGGAATTGGTAGACCCAGCAGACTTAAAATCTGCCGTTTCGGCGTACCGGTTCGACTCCGGTTACTCGTACCAAATAACGCTTGACAAGTGATTGAAAAGCATATATAATACACATTGATGCGGGTATGGTGCTAGTGGTAACACAAGACCTTGCCAAGGTTTAGTTGTGGGTTCGATTCCCACTACCCGCTCCAGATTCGCCCTATTAGTATAATGGTATTACACCTGTTTTGTAATCAGGTTACGGCAGTTCGATTCTGTCATGGGGCACCAAATAAGTATTGACTACAACAGATTTTTAGTGTATAATAGTTTATGTGCGGGATTAGTTTAATGGTAAAACAGCAGATTTCCAATCTTCGGTCATCAGTTCGATTCTGATATCCCGCTCCATTTAATGCGGTTTGTAATAGTACGATACAAGGTACCCCCTTGTGTTAACTGAGCAAAGCAGTAGACCGCTCCATTTATTTTTGAGGACATTATGAATATTACACCACTTGCAGATAAAATTGTTATTAAACGCATTGAAGGTTCCAAACAAACAGATTCTGGAATTATCCTCAAACATTCAGGTGAACCAGATAGAGCTGAAGTTATGGCCATCGGTCCTGATGTTGATGAAGTTTCTGTTGGTGATATTGTTCTTTTGGATTGGAATGCTGCAATGAAATCCGGCGACTACTATGTTGCCAAAATTGATGGCGTAGTTTTCGTATACGGAGAATAAAATGTCTGATGGTGGTAAAGGTTCTAACCCAAGACCATTTAGTGTTTCACAAGAAACATTTGGTGATAACTTTGATGCAATCTTCCGCAAGCCATCACCAAAAGAAATAGATGATGCAATGGCTGAAGATGAAGAATTCGATAGAATCTTAGAAGATAATCTTAAACGCACTAGGCGTGAATTCGATAAAAACGTTATTATGAAACCTGAATTTTTCGAATAAATATTATAGCGGGTTGGTGAAATGGTATCACAGTGGGCTCATAATCCTCAGTTCCGGTTCGACTCCGTGGCCCGCAACCAATTACTCTCTATACATATTAGATAGGAATTCTGCCTCAGGAATTCTAGTTCTTGTATTCTTACTACCAAGAACAACAACAATCCTATTCCCAATATTAGTGTCCAAGAATAATGTTATGCATCCACCAGATGCACTAATGTATCCTGTTTTACTGACAACAATATTTTGGTGAGTGCCAATCAATGGATTGGTATTACGAAAAATAAACCACTTATTTTTAATTTGTATTTTTATTTCAGACTTACGGCTAGCGTATCTGATGTTGCCATAGAAACTTGCTTCTCTTGTAAGTTTAATTAATTGTCTTGCAGTACTAACATTTCGTGCATCTAATCCGGTTGGTTCATACACAACTGTATTTGTCATTTCCAAACTTCTAATTTTTTGGTTCATTGCTTGTACACATTCAACCAATCCACCAGGATAATGTTCACAAAGAGTTAGTGCAGCTCTATTGTCACTGGCTGTTATTGTTAGGTTTATTAATTCCAACCTAGTTAATTTTTGATTGTTTCTTGGTAACTTGTCGGCCAATTTTGTTGTCATTGTTATTTTTTCATCAACATTTTGGTTTGCATCTAAAACAACCATGACAGTCAATAGTTTTGTTATACTAGCAATTGGTCTGACAACATCAATATTTTCACCATCAATAATATTACCCCGCATATCTGATATCAACCAGGATTTTGCGGTGATAGGTTTTGCTGAGACAACTTGTTGATTAAAAAGTATGGTGAAAAATAACAAATAAGTAAAAATTTTGTATAACAATCAAACACCTCATCAAAGTTTTGAATCATGGTGATTCAATTTGTGGTTTACAAGCTCTAGCATTATTAAATGAGGTTGTGTATATGGATTTCTTTTCACCTTTTTGACTGGTGGTAACCAAACATTTGTATTCACAGACTTGTAATCCCTTTTCATTCGTAAAACTCTTTTCCAATTGACAATAATTCTTATCGTTAATTGAAGATGCTTTTGTATATATGATAGCATCCGGCATAAAATTTATATTGATGGTCGGATGAGTAACCATCAACGTTGCACTGGTTGTCAACAATGTAAAAAGTAATTTATTTTTCATCTGTAGTCTTTGGTATACCACCAAACAAAAGTCAATAGTCCTGATCCGACTAATAAAATGAATACGTAAAAGAATAAAATAAATTTACCAAGACCAACATTATCAAATACCCATTCCAAAAATGTGTACTTATTTTTTTTCATCTGGTGTTATTAGTTTTTTGTTTTCTTCTTGATTTTTCTCATCAAGATATTTGATTGCTTGTAAAATTCTTTCGTTTCTTAATTGTTTTTCTCTTTCCAACTCTTGTTGGTATGTTCTTTGTTCCAATTCTGGCCATCTCTTTTTCTTGTCGTAATGTATCCATGTGAACAAAGCACCCATTACGACAAAAATCATTATTATTCCAACAACCAATGAAATTTCTAGTGTAAGATTTTCCATTATTTTTTTTCGTTTTGCGGCCTTGATTGCATCTTCTTTTTCTTTGACCAATCTAGCAATTTTTTGTTCCTGGATAATTTGTCCACGCATTTCTTGAAATCGTGTCCACAAATCTTTAAGGTCTGCTGGTACGTGGTAAATCATTTGTTCACGCAATTCAACTTCCATCTGTTCAAGTCTGGAACGAATCAATACACGTTGTAAGGCTCTACGGCTTAGTGATACATCACCGATATAAACTTCTTTGGACTTCTTTTCTTCCTCATAGAACAATTCTTCAATCTTGTCCATAGCATCAAAGAATGTTCCCAATTGGTCTCCAATGATAGACATAACATCATTCGGATCCTTCTCAATATTTGCTCTTACTTCTTTTTTCTTTTGTTCGAACTGTTGACGTTGTTCTTTGGTAGCTGGTTTGCCTTCATGTTGCTTACTGAATTGCTTGTCCAAATCGTCAAGCACACCCTTCACATCACCGGCTGCGCTTTTGATATCTTTGTAGAGTTGGCAACCTTTCTTTATGGCTGCCACAGCCCCATTTGCAAGGGCCAGGAGGGTTAACGGATCCATCTTTTATACCATTTTTGTATTGACTTTATGACAAAACAATGATATACTACGATCTCAAAACACACTATATACTTATTTATGTGGTATTCTTCTGTCTATCCCATAACTCATAAAGGTTTTTATTATGACTATAATTGTACTTAAATTAATCACCCACGAAGAAATCCTAGGAGAAATTAAATCCGAAACACCAACAACATATACCATATGTAATCCAGTAGGAATCGCTGTGGTGCGTGGCCAGGACGGTCAACCTAATGTCGGTTTTGCACCTTTTCCTATGCACGCTCCACAAATTAAAAATTCAACTATTGACATTGACAAGAAGAATGTAGTATACTACTATGTTCCTGCTGAAGATTTTATTGATAACTACAATCAAATTTTTGGTTCAGGTATCATTCTTCCAAACAAACAAATACTCAAAGGTTAATGGCTAATTTCTATACAAACGTTCAATCTATTGGTGGTAAAATTCTTTATCGTGGTATCAAAGACGGTAAACGAATCAAACTAAAGATTGATTATGAACCACAATTGTATCTTCCTGCTCGCCGTGGTAATGGTACACACAAATCCCTTGATGGTATAGACCTTGTACCAAAACGATTCGATGGCATCCGTGAAGCAAGAGACTATGTAAAACAATTCGAAGATGTTGCTGGTGGTACAAAAATCTATGGTAACACCAGATTTGAATATGCATTTATCGCAGAACAACATACCGAAATGGTTGATTGGGATGCTGATAAAGTTTCTGTTGGTGTAATTGATATTGAGGTTGGTTCAGAGAATGGTTTTCCAGACCCATATCTGGCCAACGAACCAATCACCGCAATTGCCATAACCTATCTAAATGGCATGACCCATGTTTTTGCCTGCGGTGATTACAATAATTATGACGATAATGTAACATACGTAAAATGCAGAGATGAATGGTCTCTTTGCAAAAGATTCTTGGAATTGTGGTCACACAATACACCAGATGTTATCACTGGTTGGAACACCAAGTTCTTTGATATTCCATATCTTGTGAATCGTTTTCGTAAGATTCTTGGTGAAGATGAAGCTAGAAAATTATCTCCGTGGAACTTTATCACAGAACGAAAAACCAATATCAATGGCCGACAATTGATTGCATACAGTCTTGTTGGTGTTGAATCACTTGATTACATTGAATTGTATAAATGGTATGCACCTGGCGGCAAGTCACAAGAATCGTATCGGTTGGATAACATTGCACAAGTAGAACTTGGTGAAGGTAAAATCTCATATGATGAGTTCGATAACCTTCATGCATTGTATCGCCTCAACTTCCAAAAGTTTATTGAATACAACATCAAAGACGTTAAGTTGATTATAAAATTGGAAGACAAACTTAAGCTTTTGGAATTGGCCTTGACACTTGCATATGACACCAAGTGTAACTATGAAGATGTATTTGCACAAACACGTATGTGGGATGCACTAACATATTCGTATCTGTTGAATCGTGGTATCATTGTACCACCCCGTGAAGTACAAGATAAAGATGCGGCCTTTGAGGGTGCGTATGTAAAAGACCCACAAGTTGGTATGCACAATTGGGTTGCATCGTTTGACTTGAATAGTTTGTATCCACATTTGATGATGCAGTACAACATTTCACCAGAAACGCTGATTGAACCGGAAAGATATACACCAGAAATGCGTGAGATACTTTCACAAGGCGTATCTGTCGATAAACTCTTGAAAAGACAAATTGACATTTCAAGCTTGAAAGATGCAACTATTACACCAAACGGACAATTCTTTCGCACAGATAAGATTGGTTTCTTACCTGCAATGATGGAAGAGATGTATCAAGACCGTAAAAAGTTTAAGAAGATGATGCTGACTGCTCAACAGGAGTATGAAAATGAAAAAGACGAATCCAAAAAATACGAAATTGACAAACGTGTGGCTAGATTTAATAACCTACAACTCGCAAAGAAAGTATCCCTCAACTCTGCCTACGGCGCTTTGGGAAGCCAGTATTTTAGGTTTTATGACCTACGCATGGCTCTGGGAGTTACAACAGCAGGCCAACTATCAATCAAATGGATTGAAGCAAAAATCAACCAGTACATGAATAAGCTTTTGTCCACAGACAATGTGGACTATGTGATTGCATCAGACACCGATTCTATTTACCTACGCCTTGGTGATTTGGTTAACAAGGTCTATGGTGTTGATGGTGTTGTTAAAATGCCGGCACAAAAAGTTATTGAATTCATGGACAAAGTTTGTGAAGATAGATTACAACCACACATTGATAAATCATACCAAGAGTTGGCAGATTATGTTCATGCATTTGCACAAAAAATGCAGATGAAACGTGAAGGTCTTTCTGATAAAGGTGTGTGGACTGCCAAGAAGCGTTACATTCTAAATGTGTATAACAATGAAGGTGTGCAGTATGCTGAACCACACATCAAGGTGATGGGTTTGGAAATGATTAAATCATCCACACCATCTGCCATTCGTGAGAAGATGAAATTGTCTATTAAGTTGATGATGACTGGTACAGAACAAGAGGTGCAAGACTTTATTGCCAAGTTCAGGCAGGAGTTTAAAACATTGCCTGCGGAAGAAATATCTTTCCCTAGAGGATTGAATGGGCTAAATACTTATTCCGATCCAGTAATGTTGTTCAAAAAAGGCACACCAATCCATGTTCGTGGTGCGATTGTGTACAATCATTACCTAAAACAAAAAGATTTGACTAAGAAATACCCACTGATTCAAGAAGGTGAAAAACTCAAATTTACCTATCTGAAAATGCCAAATCATTTCAAGAATGATGTGATTTCTTTTCCATCAAGAATACCAAAAGAGTTTGAGCTTGACAACTACATCGACTATGATGTACAATTCGACAAGGCATTTCTGGAACCAATCAGTGTAATTTTACGTTGCATGAATTGGTCGGCTGAAAAAACAAATTCATTAGAGGACTTTTTTACATGATTTTCCTAACATTCCTGACAGCCATGGCGCTGTCGGGAGTTGCTGCTTATTATTCTGTCATTGGATTGGCAGCAATATTTCCAGGTTCGTTTTGGCCTGTTGTTCTTATGGGTTCTGTACTTGAAGGTGCAAAACTGGTAACTGTTTCTTGGTTGTATCGTAATTGGAAAGAAATTCCAATACTGATGAAATCATATCTGGTTACAGCCTGTTTCATTTTGATGCTTATTACATCAATGGGCATTTTTGGTTATTTGTCAAAGGCACACCTGGAACATTCTTCTGATGCTGCACCATTGGTAAATAAAATTGCACTCATTGATGAAAAGATAAAAGTATCTAAGGAGAATGTTGATGTTAATCGCAAGGCACTCAAACAGATGGATGAGGCTGTGGACCAAGTTATGGGTCGCTCAAGTGATGAAAAGGGTGCCGAGAAAGCAGTGGTTATCCGTAGAGGGCAACAAAAGGAACGTGGAAGAATCCTTGCTGAAATCGAAACCGAACAGAAAAAAATTGGCAGCCTTAATGAGGAACGGATGCCTATGGCCACAGAAGCTCAGAAGACCGCTGCTGACTTAGGACCAATTAAATATGTTGCAGAATTAATTTATGGTTCTGGTGATGCGGATGTGGTAGACAAAGCAGTTCGCCTGGTAATCATGTTAATCATGGTTGTATTTGACCCGTTAGCTGTGTTATTATTGATTGCAGCAAACATGTCGATGCAAGATAGGCGTGTAAAGGAAATTGTACAAAAGCCAAATGAAGAATTGCCGCCTGCACCACCAATCAAAGAAGAATTGGTAGAAGAACCTGAATCAAAAAAGGAAGAAACTGTAGAGATTAGAAAAGACAACATGATTATAATTGATGAAGCCACTGGTGAATCAATACCGCCAATTACTTCATCTGAACATCAACTACCCAAAAAATTGGAACCTAAGTATGATTATGATGAACCATATTCGTTTCGTGAAAAAGGAAAATAAATGAGCATTCTCGACAAAATTAAAAAGAACAGCAGTATCAAAGATTCTGCCATCTTATCAAAATCAAAATTCTTTAATGATAAAGATATGATTCCAACCGCAGTGCCAATCATTAACGTGGCACTTTCTGGTAAGTTAGACGGTGGTCTAACACCAGGTCTTACAATGTGGGCCGGTCCATCTAAACACTTTAAGACAGCATTCAGTTTATTAATGGCCAAATCTTACTTGGACAAATATCCAGATGCAGCACTCCTATTCTACGATTCAGAGTTTGGTACTCCGCAGTCTTATTTTGACAGTTTTGGTATTGACACAGAGCGGGTGCTCCATACTCCTCTTACAGATATTGAACAACTCAAGTTCGACATAATGGCTCAATTGACACAACTTGAGCGTGGTGATAAATTGATTATCGTCATTGATTCAATTGGCAACTTAGCATCAAAGAAAGAAGTTGAAGATGCTTT